CAAAGGAAGTTATAACTCATTTGGTAAATATAAATACCGAAGTGCCGAACAAATACTAGAATCGGTAAAGCCATTATTGGCAAAATTTAATGCTTTTTTGACTTTGTCAGATAGCATTGTTGAAATAGGTAGCAAACTATTTTTAAAATCAACAGCAACGCTAAAAATAGGGGCTGATATTGTTGAAGTATTTGGTTTTGCCGAAATGGGAGACCATAAAGGTATGAGTTCAGAGCAATGCACTGGTACAGCTTCAAGTTACGCTCGTAAATACGCTTTAAACGGATTATTTTTAATTGATGAGACGGAAAGCGAAGCAGATAACGTTACAGAAAAAGAAGGACTCGAAAAAGCTATTAAAGACAAAATAGAAAGTGCAAAAAGTCTTGAAGAATTGACGCAAATATACAATACCTACAATTCCAAAACAAAAGACCAAAAAGAATTTATCAAATTAATGGCTTCAAAAAAAGAAAAACTAAAAAATGAAAATTCATAAGATAGATCAAGGCACTCCAGAATGGCACGAAGTTAGAAAATTAAAAATGACGGCTTCAAATGCAACTGCAATAGGAAATTGTGGTGCTGGTTTAAAAACGTACATTAAGGAAATAATATTAAATGCAATTGCAGAAAAAGAGCATTACTCAAACTCCGATATTGAAAGAGGTCACGAATTGGAGCCTATTGCACGTTCAATGTACGAATTTGAAAAAGGAGTTGAAATAAAAGAAGTTGGATTTATTGAGTTCAATGAATATGTAGGTTACAGCCCCGATGGATTGGTAAATGAGGATGGATTAGTTGAAATAAAAGCAAGGAATAACTCAAAACACCTAGATATTATACTATCCAATGAAGCCGAAAGCTCTGTAATTTGGCAAATGAATATGGGTATGTATGTTTCGGAGCGTGATTGGTGTGACTTTATATCTTTTAATCCAAATTTCAAAAAATCTTTATTTGTGAAAAGATATTATAGAGATAGCGAAAAAATAGAAGCTATAAAAAAAGGTCTTGAACTTGGAGAAAAAATGATTAAAGAATATTTGAAAAATCCAATAATTAAGTATGAGATAGACAAAAATAGTTTTAACAATTAAATAGGTATAATGAATATTAAGCAAATAAAAGCCGATTTAAGGCAAAAATTAGGCGATGGCTACGAAGTAATAATCAAGGAGAAAGCTACAAAACAAATGCGAGAAAAAACCGAAAAAGAAATCAAAGAGATACAGGATTTGATTTTAAAAGAAAAGATTGATTTATCTGACAAAGTAGCAAAAATTACTTTTTTAAGGTATCTTTATTTTGAAGGTTACAGCCCCGTAGCTCTTGCAAAAGCATTTAGCTATAAAAGCCACACCAACGTGTTGTATTACTGCAAAAATAAATAGTTATGCTGGAAAATATCAAACAATTGGTACTTAAAAAGAAGCTAGGAATTGACCTAGAAGCTCCAGTAGATGCTTTATTATTCATTCCATTAAATAAGAGAAAAAAAGGTAGGGAAAAGGTCAATTACGAGCCAGTAAAAATACTTCGAGTAAATTTATCAAATGCGGAGGAGATATTGTATTTGATAGAAACAGAAAATGGCACTCGAAAATATGTGGAATCTCAAATGGTTAAAACAATATGAAAAAAGAAATAAAGCCTAAAAAATGCGCTATTTGCCCGTCTGAGTTTATGGCTAGAAATATTGGTCAAAAAGTATGTTCTTTTGTATGCTCAATTAAGTATGCAAAAATAAAGCAAGCTCAAAAGGAAAAAAAAGTTGGATTGGATCAAATGAAAACACTAAGTGATTATTTAAAAACCGCACAAAAGATTTTTAACACATTTATAAGAATGCGAGATGCTAACGATCCGTGTATTAGTTGCCAAAAGTCATTAAGAAATGGCAATGTAGATGCGGGACATTTCTATCCTACTACAAAGAGCTTTTTGAGATTCAACGAAGATAATGTTCATGCCCAATGCTCAAGGCCTTGTAATAAGGATTTACACGGCAACCTACACGAGTATAGAGTTTATTTAATAAAAAAAATAGGACTTGAGAGAGTAGAATGGTTGGATAAAAATAGAAACGAAAAATCCAACTATACAATAGATAGTTTAAAAGAATTGATTAAGGAATATCGATTAAAAATAAAATTGTTAAAAATTGATAAATCTATTGATTATTAAAATATTGTGTGTATATTTGCATAAAAATTAAGAAAATGATTACTCTAAGAGAGATAGCACAAAAGATACTTTTACAACAAGGGCATAAGTTTGATGAAAAACATATATTCGATGCCGTTCAAAAGTTCAGGTTAGCCAGTAATAACACACAGAGAATAGAAGCTATTGTGGATATTGAGTTGGAAATTGAAAAAATCAAAGATGCTTTAGACTTGCAAGGTTTTAGTAGGTCAGGACAACAATTTGAAATCCGTTATTTTCATTTAAAAAAAATAGCTAAAGAGCTCAAAATTATTTAAAAATTAAAATTATAAAAAATGTTAATCAATTTGTACATCAAAGAACTTAAAAAAAGTATCACAATTTCAGTAAATGAAAATGTAGACCAATTTGGAAACAATGTAAGTGCTTGGGAAAGCCAAACAAAAGAACAAAGAGAAGCAAAAGCACCTAGAAATTATGTAGGTAATGGAACGGTAGTATTTTCAAAAGCAAAAGAATATCCTGTGGCACCGAAGAAAGAGTTTAATGCTCAAACTTCAAGCGAGGGGTTAAGCGACAATTTGCCATTTTAAAATAAAACAAACCTGTCAAGCCTCTTAGCAATGCTCAAAAGCGGATTGGTTATATAACTCTGACGAAGAAAATAAGCAGAGAACCCTCCAACCGAAACTATAGACGTATAGAGGTAGGTTGGAGTATTTTTAAAAAAAATAGAACATGAAAATGGAAAATAAAAATGGAATGTGCATAGACGGCTCAATAAAAGATGAGTTAAAAACCTACTTTGTAAGCGAAAAACCATTTAATGGCGAATTAGATACGCTAAAAAATATAATTGATAGCCAATTGAAAGAAACCCCAAAATACTACAACAACGAAAAAGGTAGCCTATACAAATTTGCAGAAGACCACAAACTAAATGCGTGGGAATTTGATGTGATCAAAAGAATTGTAAGATGCCGAAAAAAAGGAGCTTTTAAAGAAGACTTGGAAAAAACCAAAGTAGTAATCGATTTGTATTTAAAAGAATTTGAAGAAAAATAAATTTTTAACAACTAAAAAATAAAAAAATGAGGGATAGATTAAATGATTTAAAACAATTTAAAAATAGAGATAGATTGGTTTATAAGCTAATGGTATTAATAGCAGACTCAGATGGAAAACTCGAAATAGATAATCAATACATTATTGACGTTTTGAATTTAACAGAAGAGAAAGCAAATGATTCAATGAGAAATCTAAAAGAAAACAATATTTTTAGATTAGAAACTATAAATGGTAAAGAATATCATATTTTAAATGATTTTAAACAATAAAAAAATGGAAAAAGGAACATCAATAGTAAGTACAGAAGAGTACATGGAATTGCTTAAATTAAAAAAAGCAATGAAAAATGAATTTGTAGAATTTTCATATTGCGCCCATCAAAGAGTATATGCCTATTCCAAAGATGATTTTCTAAAAGAACATAAAGAAATACTTGAAAGGTTAAAAAAATCATTAAAGGAAAAAGAAGATGAAATTAGAGAATTAAATTTTCAGCTTTTTGACCTAAAAGGTATTTTAAAGGTAGCTGAAAAAAGTACACCCAATTTCGGTTGGGAATCATTTATTAGAGGTGCTATATTTGGATTAGGTATTTCAGCCGTTGTGTTATCAATAATTTATTCAATAATTAAATAAAAATTTGTATATTTGCAAAATAAAATCCCTAGCGTTTGATTCTTACGGCTATAGACGTTCTCCAAAAGAAACTTAACAAGATAGATAGACTTGGCATAGGGATTTTTAAAAATTAGATTAAATGGAAAAGACACTTCAGGAGCGATTAGATAAAATTTTTGAGATTAACAAAAAAGATAGAAATATTGAATTTCTTAAAGAAAAAGGATTAGATAAGATTGTACCATTTACCAATGAGATAATGGCAATTCACAATAAATTAAGCAAACTATCTGCAAAGAACAGAAACTTAATGAGTAGAATATACATTAATCTTTATAGAACCGTACAAGCCGAAAGGGAACGTCAAGAACTGGATAATGGAAGCGAGGGAGCAGAGGGTGTAATAATTAAAAACAAATAAAAATGGAAAAAGTATTAGAACCTTTAAAAGAAATCAAAGAACTACAAAAGTTAGTAGTTGAATGGGCAGAGGCAAAAGGATTGATTAAACCCGAAAACGCCCCAAAGCAATTTATGAAAGTTGTAGAAGAATTAGGCGAACTTTCAAGTGCAATTATCAAAGAGGATATTGACAAAGAATTAGATGGTTTTGGCGATGTTTTGGTAACTTTAATTATATTAGCCGAACAAAGGAATATCGACTTAAAATTAGCCTTAAATTTAGCTTATAATGAGATTAAGGATAGAAAGGGTAAAATGGTAGATGGATCTTTTATAAAAGAGTAGTATGGAATTTAAAATAAAAAACCCAACGGAGGCGGATAATGAAATATTTGAAGCTGAATACAAAAAATACTTCGGACAAGAATCTCACAAAGATTGTGCACATTGCAACGCTCAAAAAGAGTATGAAGAAAAAAGAAGCGAAATGTTTAATTATTTTTATAAATTTGAGGATAGTAATGTAATTTTAAAACAGAAATAATAGAGTAAATATGATAATAGAACTAAAAATACCAAATTTAGCAGAGCAATGGGAAAACCCAGAGTATGTAGACATAAATCAATCATATTTCAAAATCGAAAATGATATATTTGAGTATTTCATAGATGCAGAAACTATTTTGATTAATGATGATTTAGGTATTGAACAAAAAGAATATCTATTTGAGAATATATTTTTCAAAAAAGAAAGTATAAGCGATATTAGAATAGAAAATATAAATGAATCGGATTATTGCATTAGTATTAATTTAAAATCAGGCAAAGAGCTAAGAATAAGATATAATGATTCAATAGAGGCAAAATCTAATTTTGTTACAATTAAAGAATGGTGGTTAAATAAGTAATATGATAATAAAACCCTCAAAAAGAAATACCAATAAGCACACCGAAAAAGGTATGCAACTCCTTGAAACATCCATCGACAAAGTAGGTGTAATTGAATCTATTTCGGTAACTCAAGAAGGCACAATAATTTCAGGACGTATAATTAAAGGCTTTGAAAATTATTTTATAACTAAATGTGGCAAAGTTTACAACACCTTTTATTGCAGAAGAAATGAAGTAAAAATAATGAAATCTCAAATTGATAGGAATGGTTATGAATATGTAAAGCTAACAAACAAAACAAAACAACAAAAATTAAAAATACATAGATTAGTAGCAGAATCATATATTGAAAATAAAGAAAATAAACCAACTGTTAATCATATTAACGGTATAAAAAAAGATAATAGACTTGAAAATTTAGAGTGGAGCACTTGGGGAGAAAATCAAAAACACGCTTTAGATAATGGTTTAAAAATACCAAAAAAAGGAGAAAGCCACCCTATGGTAAAATTAAATAAAGAAATTGTTTTGGAAATATTTAACTCAAAAGAAAAAAGTAAGTATTTTCAAGATAAGTATAACATAAGTCAATCAAAAGTTTCTGCAATAAGAAACAAAAAAACTTGGAGGCATTTATTTGTTTAATTTTATAGAAAAGCAAAATGAGTAAGGATATTTATGTAGAATTTATTTTGGGATTATTAGAAAAAGGCATTATTGAAAGAAAAGAAATAGTTTCAAAATTTTGCAAAAACTTTCAAACTTCTGAAAGGACAGCCGACACTTATTTAAAAATGGCAAACGAGGTGTATAAAGAACGACGTAGCTTAATTAACGAAGCTAAATTGAATGAAACTATACAAATAGAAAAAGAAGCCGTTAAAAGCGATATTTTAAGCAAAGAAGAAGCAATGGCTATTTTAACTGAAATTGCAAAAGGTGGCGCAAAAGACGTAGGGGATAAAACTATAATTCCAAATCCAGCGGATAGAAAATCTGCAATAGAGGTTTTGGCAAAACTAAACGGCTGGGAAGCTCCAAAGAAAACAGAAACAACTATCACAACCGAAACCGATATAATAATCAAAGGAAATAAAAAATAATGGCTATTATATTAGAAGAAAGTGCTACTAGCGATAAGTTTAAGCCCTTAATTCTTAATAAGTATCGCTATAATATCAATTTTGGAAGTCGTGGATCAGGAAAATCGGAACACGATATTATAGACTTATTACTCAAATCATTTTCAAAACAATTTACTAAAATATTATATGTAAATACAATTTTTAAAAATATTAGGAATCAAGAGTATGCGAGATTGAAACGTATAGCTAAAAGCAAAAATTTAGATAATTTTTTTAGGTTTTACGATGGTGATTATAGGATTCAAAACTTAATTTCAGGGCATTGGTTTATTCCATTTGGATTAGATAATATAGAAGCTACAAAAGGATTGGATGACATTACTATAATATATTGGGATGAGTGTACACGTGGATCACTTGAAGATTTTTTAACGCTTGATAAATTATTAAGAACTCCTGAAGGTGGTTATTTACAATTCAAAGTATCATTTAATCCAATAAATGAAAAAAATTGGACACGTAAACATTTTTTTGAAGAAAATAACGCATATAAATTAAAAGAAAACTTTGCAGAAAATACGCTATTGATACATTCAACTTTTAATGATAATGAATTTATAGATAGGGAGGCGTATGGACAAACTCTAATAAATGGAGCAGTAGGAGACCCTTCAAAGCTTGAATGCGATTATTACGGACGTTGGGGCAACGAAGTTAAAGACAATTTATTTATTCATTCATTTAATAAAACACGCCACAATATGCCCGTAGAGTTCAATGAAAGGGAGATTATATACTTATCATTTGACTTTAACTACAACCCTATGACTTGCTTAGTAATTCAAAGGGATAGATTTTTAGATTGGATTCACGTAGTCAAAGAGTATCGATTAGAAAAAGCCGATGTGTACGCTATTTGTAGGGAAATAAAAAAAGACTTCAAAGATTTGCGATATTGTGAGGTGTACGGAGATAGTTCGGGGTGGGCGCACAAAGCCGAAGCATTAAACGCTAGACCAGCTTTTAATACAATCATTGAAGAGTTGGGATTAGTACCTAGTCAAGTCAGACAACCTAGAGGCAAACCAAAAAACTATATTCAAGAAAAAAGAACATTAGCAAACGAAATAATGGCATTGCACCCTAAATTTATCATTGGAAATTGTCCATTTTTGATAGATGATATTGAGTCTATTCAAGTAGGTGAAGATTATAAAATGATAAAAGACAAAGACCAAAGCAAATCGCACTTATTAGACGCATTGTGTGACTTTTTATATGCAAATGTAAGAAAGGACTGGGATAATTGGAAACATCAAAAATTAAGATATGACACGCAAAGAAGTTAAGCTATTTTGGCAAAAGTCAAAAGAAACTAATATTAGAAAAAGAGTAGTAATTTTCTATCTATACTACAACTTAAATGTACCGATTAAGGAAATTTTGTCTATCTTTGACTACAAAAATAAACGTAGCTACTTTGCAGTCTATAACATTGTGAAAAAGATGCCATACGATTTACAATTTTGTGAAACATCAAAAAAAATATATAACGAATTATGTACAAAATAGCAGTAGATAACGGGGATTACATTATCCTTGACAATGAAAAAGAGCAATACAAATTAAACTTAGCGTGCGACCATCCAAGTTTTGGCAAAATTTACTACTTTTCTAATATCGTGAATATGCCTTATTTAAGGCTTGCAGGCTATCAAACTATTGTAGAGTTTACAAAGATAGGAATAAGCCAAGACGAGGCGAAAAAAGAGCTTGAAAACGTGCTAGAGTTAATGAAAGCAGGTGACTATATGAACGCATACGCAAAAGGGGATCAACTCAAAAACAAAATTAGTGACTTTTGGAATCACTACAAAACAAATCTATTCTTAATTGGACTTATATTTGTACACGAATCGCAACTGGGGAGTATAGGAGTATATGAACAGGAAATTAGCGAAAAAAATATAAACGATTGGACAAAGGATAGTGATTTGATAGGTTTTTTTTTGCAAATTCTACAAGAATTAACAAATCATTCTCAGAATATTCTAGACATAGATATAGTCAATTATTTGCAGAATCAAGCGAAACCGACACCGACACCATCACAAATCGAATCAAAAGAATTAGTGAACGAATCGACAATTTCAATGACCTCGTTTTTCAAATGGCTAAAGAATCGTATAAAGAACGTGATACATTAATGAGTTATTCTGTAGGTCAATTGTATAGCGAGGTGAACGATTGGATAATAAAACAAAAAAACAAACAAAACAAAGATTTGGATTCTTAAAATAAAATACACAAACTCAACTATTTTATTGTATTTTTGTGAATTAATTATGTAGTTATGGAAGAAATATATAAAGATATTCTTGGATATGAAGGACTTTATAAAGTATCAAATTTAGGAAATGTAAAATCATTGCGTAGGGAAATAGATAATGGTAAAAGAATATATATATCAAAAGAAAGGATTTTAAAGCCAGGAATTACTAATGGATACAATGTGGCGATACTTTCCAAAAATGGAAAAATAAAAGGATATGGAGTCCACGTACTTGTCGCTATGGCATTTCTAGGACACATTCCAGATGGTACAAATAAAATGGTGCCAGACCACAAAAACGATATTAAAACTGACAACAGATTAGAAAATTTGCAATTAATAACATTTAGGCAAAATATAGAAAAACATTTCTTTAATAAAAGTACGACTAGTCAATATACTGGTGTTAGTTGGAATAAAAGAGCTAATAAATGGGAAGGATGTATATACATAGACGGCAAAAATAGGCATTTAGGTAGGTTTAAGACTGAGTATGAGGCACACTATGCATATCAATCGGTATTGTCAACTTTAAAAAACAATTAATATGGCAGAGGAAATTTTTAAACTCAAATTTGATGCTGAAAGTTTTGTAAAGAATATCGAAACAGCGGTTACGTCCGTAAATGATTTGGATAGTTCAATGAAAAAGTTAGCAAAAGACACCGAAGGCGTAAATTTAAACAAACCTGTAACTGAACTACAAAAACTACAAAAATTATTAAGTGCTGGAGGTGGTGCTGACTTTTCGGAGTTCAATAAGATATTTGATAATTTCGACAAAAACACTCCAAAGATAAAAGCCTTTTTAGACACATTGAAAAATGAACTAAAAAAAGCAAGTGATCCGCAAGCGGTTAAAACTTTGGGGGCTATCATTTCGCAGACCGAAAAAGCAATTGAAGAAGCCTCGAAAAAAACAACTAAGTTTGGAGTTGAAAGTGAAACGGCTGAAAAAAAACAAACATCATTTAGAGCGCAAATAAGAGCTAATACGGTAGCATTGCAACAAATGGTATTGGTTGGAGAAGAAAACACGGAGGCTTATAGAAAATTAAGTGCCGAAACATCTGACTTAATAGATGCACAAAGTGACTTACAAGGTGCTTTGAAAAAAGCGTCAAGTGATACATACAAAGTAGATTTGGGATTGGAGGGTATAAATACTGCTATAGGGGCATATCAAACATATATAGGTGTTTTGGGATTGACGGGAACCGAAACAGAGGAACTACAGGAGTCAATCAATAAATTATTAGCCGTTCAACAAGTGGCACAAGGTTTTCAAGAAATTAGTACATTTTTGACTAATAAGGAGGGTTTGGCATTGGAGGCAAAAACATTATGGACAAATCTATCCGCTAGAAGTAATATTTTTTTAGCAGAAACTCAAGGACTGGCAACCGCTGCTCAACAAACTTTCAACAAAGCATTATTAGCAAGTGGAATAGGTGCTGCAATTGTAGCAATAGGCTTATTGATTGCAAATTGGGATAAAGTAGAAGAGGCGTTGAGTGGCGTGTCAAAAACACAAAAAGAATACAATGATTTACAAAAAGAATCTAATAAACAAGCTGGTGAAGATATTGCACAACTCAAAGTATTAACAACGGTTGCACAAAGCGAAACTCTATCTAAAAAAGAAAGGTTAAAAGCCGTAGATGAGTTGCAAAAACAATATCCTAATTATTTTGGAAATTTATCAAAAGAGCAAATTTTGTATGGTGACTTGTCAAAAGTAATCAACGAGGTAAATTTGGCGTTAGTAGCGCGTGCAAGAGCGCAGGCCATTGAGGGTAAAATAGCCGAAATAGAGCAAAAGAAATTAGATGGTGAGTTAAAAGCTACTATAGAAATAGGTAAAATAAGAAAATTAAATGGATTAAGTGAAGCAGATAGAGCTTTGCAACAAAAAGCAACACTAGGAACATTAGTAAATGATAGAAAGAAATATAACGAAACAGAAAATTTCTTTTTAGATAAATTAGTTAAGGATAAGTTAGCATCTTCAAAACTCGAAATAGATGATGATAAAAAACTAGTGAAATCAAAAAAAGATACTGCAAAGGAAATCGAAAATGTATACAAAGATAGAGTTGCAGATTTAAAAAAACAAACCGAAACACTAAGGATTTCAGAATTAGAAGGGTTGGATAAAATAAATGCTGAGTATTCTTTAAAATTAAAAGAACGAAATGAACTTACGAAAAAAGACTTAGAAGAAAAAAAGCTATCTCAATATCAATATAATGATTTATTATTGAAAAATGAAGAATTGAATAATAGCGAACGGTTAAAAGCCGTTCGAGAATACAACAAACAATTAGCAGAAGAACGCCAAAAAATCAATGATGATATTTTAAAATTAAATCAAGATTACAACAAAGAGCGTTTGGATTTAATTCAAAATGATATTCAACGTGAAACAGAAATATCTGAATTGACATATAAAACAGAAATTGAGGCACTTGAAAAATCAAAAGCCGAACTAATTAAGCAGGCAAAAGAAAAATATAAGGAAGACCCACAAAAAGAGGCTGAAATAATAGCACAAATAGAAAATGCAACTTATGATTTATCTTTGACTGCATTCCAGCGTAAAGAAGATAGAAAAATAGAAATAGCAAAAAAAGCCTTTGAATCTCAAATACAACTGATAGAAGACCAGGCGAGCCGACTAAATACAAGCGAAGATAGAAAGGCTGCCGAAGATATTCTATTTGAAGCCGAACGCCTTAAAAATCGTGAAATTACTTTTGAACAATATAAAAAAAATGTAGAAAATATCCAAAAAACCTACAATCAAAGATACTTAGATAACGAAATAGCAAAAGACGAAAAAGAATTACAAAGTATTCAAGAGAGGTACGCTCAATTAATTGGAGTTGAAGGCGAGCAAGCGCAAAAAAGCCGTGACGAGTTATTGAAACAAGCGGACGTTTTAGGCAAAGATATTGCAGAAAAAAAGACACAAATAGCGGAGGGAATCGCAAAAGATAAAAAAAGCAATCTATTTGCATTGATTTTCGGAGTGTCAAATGAAGAGGGCAAACAAATAGGTGAGCAGTTCAATAATATTATACTATCCACGATTGATATAATAAAACAACGTAACCAAGCCGAAATAGATAGCTATGACCAAGCTATTAAATTACAGGAGCGTAGAGTTTCGGACGCTACAAAAATAGCCGAAAATGGAAATACTGAATATCTAAGAATTGAAGAAGAACGTCTGGCACAATTAGAAGCTAAAAGGGAAGCCGCAGCGCAAAGACAATTAGAAATTGATGCAGCCGTTCAAGCGTCTCAAATTTTAGTAGCTATTGCAGGAGCGGTGGCTCAAATAGCGCAAGGAGGGGCTGTTGGGGTTATTACTGGAATCGCTACAATAGCAGGGGCGGTTGCTACTGGTTTTTCATTATTAAATCAATTGAGTGCAGCACGTCCAAAGTTCTATGACGGTACTGAATATTTACAATTGGGTAACAATCCAAAAGGAAAAGACACTATACCAATTATGGCACACGAAGGCGAGCGTATTGTTCCAAGTTACATAAACGAGAAACTAAAAGGAATCAAAAATGAAGATTTGCCAAAATTATTAGAAATGGGTGGCATGCCTTCATTTACTGTAGAAAAACCAAGACCATCAAAAGTGGTGGCTGAAAAAAACGAACTTTCGGATCTAAAAAAAGAATTTAAGGAATTGAAAAAAATATCAATGATGCAAGTTGAAGCCTTCAAAAGATTTTCGGTTAATTTCTCAGTAGACGAGAAAGGCGTACACGGATTGGTTACTTCAGTTGATTATGAAAAATTCAAAAGTAAAAACGCATAATGAAGATAGAAATTAGAAGAGGTCAACACAAAGACGAGGCTGGAAATAACGTTATAGTTCAATGTAATAACATTAGCGGTCAATTTGTAGCTGAATATGTACCTGGGAGCGTGCCTACAACGTGGACGGATATAACAGACTATGTGAATAACTTGAAGTCTATTGAATTGACGTTAAAAATGGGCGATGGTGGCACTCTAATAAGGGATAAATCCACTTCAACTTCATTAGAAGTAGTGAGCGATGCAAAAGTACAAATAATGAACTGGCTTACTTCAACACCTTGTAGCGAGTTAAATTGGTTTGACGTACGAATTACGGACGATTGTGGAATCGAATTAATAGGATATGAAATAAGACCCGACAATATAGAAGTAAGCGAGTACGAAGCCGAATGCGCTATAAATTTTCCATTGGTTGAGGCAAATAGAGATAAATCATTTTTAGATATTGTTTCAATTTTTGATGATTGGCAGGGTTGGTTTTCTGGTGGAAAGGATTTTGATACACACGAAGTTTGCATACATAACACGCCTATTCAACACGGGATTAATATTGGGTTGATAATGTTTATACAAGGGTTTGGAACTATTCCAATAATAAATGTAGGGTTTGGCAGCATAGTATCTGGTTTTTTAAATTTAGGTGAAGCAAGGGTTGAAAACATGGGGTTTGGGAAATTTTTAGCTTGTCCAAAGATATACGAAATAATAGATAATTTTTGCGCTAAGCATGGATGGACGGCAGACACTCCATTTCATAATCAATTTGAAAATGATGCTATAGTAGCGCCATACGCTGGTGACTTTATGACTAGGTTGGATGGAAGTTGCACTGCACCTGACACAAAGTTTTCTTTTAACAATGTTTTTGTCAATTCCGCGACCGATTTTTTAGCAGAGCTATGCAAGGTTTATAATATGCAATATGAACTAAATACAAGTACGCAAACGCTTGTATTGAGATTGAAAAAAGACACACCAAACACGGTTTTTACTTTCAACTTCAATGAGGACGATGTTATAGAACATAAAAAAACGTTCAATAGCGATAAAAGAAAGGCTGCGATAGGTTACTTATATACAATGGATAGTGGCGATCAAAAAAGTAATACTATGCAACGTGCTTACAATGACTATGTAAGTACAAGTGGTGGCGTGGTTAATCCTTTATTTAGTGGAAAGGAGGATAGAAGAAATTACTTTGCACCAGTAGGATTTTGGGGGGATGGTTTTGGATTGGATTATTTGAATGATATACCAAACATGGGGCGTTTAATATCCGCTACTTTATGTGCTATATTAAATGTATATGCTGCGATACAAGTTATATCGTACACTTTTCCAGCTGCGGGTGCGGGGGTTGGTGCGGTTGTGGTTACATTTCCAGCTCAGTTAGTAATATGGGGGCTTGTTGCTAGCGGGGCATTATTGGGGCTTGTAAATAGCTTTATATACGCAAGTGATATTAAAGACCAATTTGCCTATGAAACATCGTGTCACCAAGGAGCAATCCAATTATACGGAACGGGGCAAAAATCGAACTTATCAATTATAAGACTTCAAGCTGGTAAGCCTATGAATGAGGCAAAAGTAATAATCGATCCAGTTGGAAATATTCAAAAAAATCCAAAATATAATAAACCAAATATAGATTGGGTCAATCAATGGCAAACTGGCTATCAAAAATTAAACGTATTCAATTATGATTTATATTTCGATTCTTATTATTTAGGGAACTTATATCCTGAATTACATGAGCAAACAGATAACTATCAATTCAGAAATTCTAATAACTCTTTGAGGGAAATTACATTAGTAGCTTGTTGTAACTATTTACAATTTTTTGGATTTGATAATGAAAACAACCGAAAGGAGGGGCGTGTAATTCAATGGACTTATAAAGGAATAACATACAAAGGACAAGTAAAAGAAGTGATAAAAAAAGAATATGAATTAACGATAAAAGTAAAAGAATTTAGATAATATGAATTTATATAGACAAAAATCAAAATGCCATAGCTATACAATCCCAATGGCTGATAATATGGTGCAATATATGCAATTTTTATTTGTAGAAGCGAGGTTTTCAAGGGCTTCTATTACTGGGATTCCTATTCCAATAGTAGCGGAGGACACGTGGTTACAAGATTGCAAAGGAACTATACATAACGTTCAAGACCCTACTTTTTCGGTTGCAAATGGGTACAATGATTTTTTAGATTATTATGTTCACATCAAAGGATTTAATTTTACAATACCTACATTGAACGATTTTCAACTTCATTACAAATTGACGTATGATGATGGATATGAGTTGCACCTCGTTTCGGATTGGTTTACAAAAGAAAATTGTTTAAGACCATACAATTTATTTTTGCCTTGTTTGGACTTAGAAAAAACAACTGATATAAATGGCGATATTATAGGAATTTTACCCGAGCCTGACTATGTTAGTTCAAGTCCAGTATTTACATATCCACGTCCAATGAGTCAGCAAATATATTCACCTCAATTTTATTGCAGGGTAGGTGAATTTAAAAGGGATTCTATTGAATTTGACTTTGTAAAAAAAGCAAATAGAATAATGAGTAGAAAAATGGCAAAAGTAAGGGCGTTGGACGTTGAAGATATAGGCGATTTTGCACTAGATAATGCCGTTAGTGTTTTGGGAAACGCAAAAGTATTTAGTCCATTAGAAGGCAAATATTACGTTATAGACGGCTTAAATTTCAATATTAAGGATAAAAGCCATAGAAACATTTATTATTCAATTACAGCCAAAACAACGGAAGAAAAAACAATCTATAACGGTTGTGTGGATTCTTGCTATATTGCTAACTAAAATTTATAAACAATGTATAACACAAAAGTAATAGTATTTAACTGGGATAGCGATTTTGAAACAGCTATAAATCAAGAATTAGCATTAAGTCCAGAATGGCAACTCAATTACATGTTACACGTTCACGATGGCGATGCACCAAAGATAGTGTGTACTTTCATTAAAATCAAAACGGTTGCAACTCCAATATGAACGAATTAATCCTAGAAGCCTTAAGAAAAATCCAAAGCGTGATTAAAAAGTAGTATCTTTGTCAGCTTTCTTTCATTTTTTTCCCTCGTTTATTGTAAAATACTCGGGGGTTTTTTAATTTTAATTCCTTAAATAAAGCATTTTTTTAAATATTCCTTATTTATGGAATATTTTTTTTCGCTCCGAAACCCTTATAAACATTGGGATTCTAAAAATAAATGAAATTTTATTAAAAAAAACTCTTGACATTTGTAAAATATGCTTTATCTTTGCACTATTATTTAACAACTAAAAACATTTAAAATGAAAAAAACATTATTATTATCAGCATTAGCAATCGCATTATTGACATCTTGCGGATCATCGACAAATCCAAACGGGTCTACTGCAAGTACAGATTGGTTTGAACACAATTCAACAAAGTATGAGGCTCAGACTAGAAGCTATACATTAGCAAATGGTATATTGACAGCTGGGCTTGCAATGGCAAATTATACCGAACTTGAAAATGGAGGCATAAAATACTATGCTACAGCTTCAATAATGAACTACTCAAAGGATTCAATGACGGGCGTTTATCAATCATCTTTGACTACCGCTTTGTTTCCATATTACAAAACAAAAATAGGTAAAAATGGTTTTTCAAATCCAAATTGCGCGAAAACGGTAAGCATAGTTAAAAACTCTAATGGAACTTATACGGTAACTGGTCAATACTATATGTATGAAGCATACGATTCTACAAAAAGACACACCATTAAATTGAATTTTACAACTAAATAATGCGAGTTTGCCTAAAATGCGAAAAGGAATTTATCCAAAACAATTACGCTGGTAGGGTTCGGAATATCTGTAACGATTGCCATGCAATTAAGCAAAAGGAATATCGCAAAAAGAATAAAGAACGTATCAAAGAGTATCAAATCGAATATCGAAAAAAAAATAAAATATGTATAGATTAGAATTTTTAATAGACTTCGGA